ATGAAAAATAGGGTAAAAGAATACAGAGAAAAATATAATATGACTCAAGAGGAATTGGCGGTGAAATCAGAAGTTTCACGAAATACAATATCTAATATTGAAACAGATGTAAATACAAATATTACTTATAAAGTTATGGAAAAGATAGCAAATGCTTTAAATGAAAAAGTAGCAGTTATTTTTTTTAATAATTAAGCACAAAATATTGTGCAAAACGAAAATGGCGACACGGTAAAAGAAAGGAAGTGATTATATGTGGATTACGAAAAAATTAACAGAGCATTAATGGAAATACTTGAAATAAAATATGATGTAAAAATTCAAAAAAAAGTAATTTTAAAGGAGGAAAACAAATGAAAAGAATAAACAAAGACAAAATATACAACTTTATTGGACGAGCAGTAGTATATAGCAGTCTATATATAGCAACAGTAGGATTTACAGTATGGGGATTTTTACAAGGAATGACTTATTAGGAGGGAAAGAAAATTGAAAAATAAAAATAAAGAACTATCAAAAGATAATCCTTTTAAATATTTTTGGAAATTAACATTAATTGCATTATTCTTTATTGGAATTAGTATTGTTTTTCTTACATATATCATCAGAGTAATTTTTTAGATTTGATATTTTAGTAAAAACAAAATGTATATAAAGAACAAGGGTAATAATACCGAATGCAAATGCAAATAAAAACAATAAAGTCATAAAAGCATCAAACCAAGAAAAATTCATAATAATAACCTCACTTTCGAGGATATTATACATTATTATTAAAAATTTTACAAGAAAGGAGTTGAAAGATATGTTTAGAAAAACAAAAAAATTACAGAGCTTAGTTGATGCAAGTAGAGAAAATTTAAAAATTGCAGAAGACAAAATCAAAAAAATGAAAGAAAGTCAAAAAGAGTTAAGAAGTGAAATTGAAGAAGAACATTTAGAAAACTACAGAAATCACAGAAAATTATTAGCAATAAGAAAAGTATTACAAGAGCAAGATTACAACAATATTGATAACTTAAAAAAGAAAATAACAACAATACTAGATAAAAAAGAACTAGTCGACCTACCAAAATCAAACTAGTTCAAAAATAACATATAAAAGCTACTCTACTATTATATTAACACAATTTTAGTAGAAATGCAAGAGGGAGAAAAAATGGAAACATTAGAACAACTAGAACACAGATATTTTTTATTAGAAATGCAAGACAAATGGGACAGTGAAGATTACAAATATGCAAATGAATTAAAAGAAAAAATTAAAAAATTGAAAGGAGAAAAATAATGTTAAAAAGTTATGAAGATTTAAGGAAAATAGATGTAAGTAAATGGGTAGAAAAAAGAGATGGAGCAGATTATTTAAACTGGGCAAAAGTTGTTGATTTATTACACGAAAACGGAGCAGAAAAAGTATATTTCGAACCAGTTGTAAATGAATTAACTGGAAGTAGTTTATATATGACTGAAAAAGAATTTAAAGACAGTAAAGGAAATACAAATCAAGTATATGAAACAGCAGTAAAAATTGTAATAGATGACATAGAATTTATTCAAAGAGGACCTGTTACAAATGGTTCAAATCCAGTCAAAGACAATTCAATGTCTCAACAGAGATTATGGAATTGTCAAACTAGATTATTTGTTAAAGGCGTTGCTATAAGGACAGGATTAGGATTCGATTTATGGTTAAAAGACGAATTAAAAAGCGATAAAGATAATTGGGAAGATGATTTATCAAAACACGATATATTCAAAATTAAAGAAAGATGTCAACAAATATATACACAGAAATTAAAACAAGGTCTATCAGTAAAAGAAATAGCAGAAAGACTTCATAAAACAGAAGATGAAGTAAAAGCATTATTTAGTTATTTTGATACTTTAAGCAATTTTGAAAGAGATTTATCAAACATTGATACAAAGTCAAGATAGAAGTTATTACATAGGTTGCTCAGATACAAGTATGGTTGTAGGAAACTGGAAAACAAAAACATTTGAAAAATGGTGGCTTGAAAAATTAGGACTTAATAAAAATAATTTATCTAATGAAGCAATGAAAGCAGGAAACAATTATGAACACAAAATACTTGATAGTTTAGAAATAGAAGATTTAGAAAAAGATAAACAAATTATTAAAGATAGATTAAGAGCAAATTTAGATGGAAACACAAATGCTTGTATCTACGAAGTAAAAACACACAATATAGATAAAGAATTTAAAGTATCAAAACAATATTGGAGACAAGCACAAGTTGAAATGTATGCAAGTGGTATTTATAAATTATATATAGTTGCATACGGACTACAAGAAAACGATTATAATAACTATTTTAATGAAATAGATAAAAACAGACTTGAATTAATAAATGTTGATTATGATAAAGAGTTCATTGAAAATGAATATTTACCAAAATTAGAAATATTAACGGAATGCCTGAAAAAGGGGGTATTTCCAGAATGATAGGAACAAGTAATAAAATAATAACTTATTTACTAGAACAAGCAAAAGATAAACAGTTTGAAATAAAAGAATATAGGCCGAAAAGAAGTTTAGACAGTAATGCTTATTGCTGGGTACTATTAGGAAAATTACAAGATAAATTAAATATACCCAAGGAAGAAATATACAGAGATTTAATTAAAAACATTGGAAGTTATGAAATTATACCAGTAAAAAATGAAGCAGTAGAAAGATTTAGACAAGCTTGGAGTAATCACGGTTTAGGTTGGGTTACAGAAACAATGAAAAGCAAATTAGAACGGTTTTACAAATGTCATTACATATTATGGGTCTAGTGTTTATAACACAGCAGAAATGAGTAAATTAATTGAATTAATAGTACAAGAATGTAAACAGTTAGATATAGAAACAAAATCAGATGCAGAAATAAATAGTTTATTGAAAGAATGGGATAAAAAATGAAATCAATTTTACAAAACAAAAAAGAAAGCTATATCAGTGGGCAAACTTATGGACTAGAAGAACATCATATATATTTTGGTACAGGAAAAAGAAAAATATCAGAGCAAAACGGATTCAAAGTATGGCTAACATATTTAGAACATAGAGGAACATACGGAGTACATGGTAAATATGGACATAAGTTAGATTCGAGATTAAAACAGGAATGTCAAAAAGAATATGAAAAAAATCATACAAGAGAAGAATTTATAAAATTAATAGGAAAAAGTTATTTAGATTAGACAACAGGGATAAGACAAAATAAAGTTTTATCCCTAATATTGTACGAAAGGAGAAAACAATGGCAGGAGAAAAAGAAAGTTTTGTATTCTATAAAAGCTTTTATGACGCATTACAAGACTTAAAAGAAAAAGATAGATTAAAAGTATATGATGCAATATGTGATTTAGCATTAAATGGAAATGAAACAAAACTAACAGGAGTAGCAAAGACAATATTTATATTAATAAAACCACAGATTTTAGCAAATACAAAAAGATATGAAAACGGAAAAAAGCGGTGGTAGACCAAAAAAAGAAACCAGTGGTTTTGAAAAAGAAAAAACCATAGGTTTTCAAAACACAAAAAGCAAAACAAAACCTAATGTAAATGATAATGTAAATGAAAATGAAAATGAAAATGGCAATGAAAATGGCAATGAAAATGGCAATGAAAATGCATCAGCTTTATATGATGCTGATGTTGAAAAAATAAATGACCTTTTTATTGAAACATTAGGAAGCACAAATTTAAGCAATATAAAAGAATGTATAAGCTATTTAGATAAATTATCAGTTGAAGTCATAGAATGTGCTTTAAAGAAAACAGCAAGAAAAAATGCTAATTGGGATTATGCAATGACTATTTTAGATAGCTATGTAGACAAAGGAATTGATACATTAGAAAAAGTACAAGCTGATGAAATTGAATTTAAAAATAAAACCCAAAACACAAGCAAGGTGGTGGATTTTTAAATGAATAAAGAAGATTTTAAAAGACAATTAGGAAAAATACAAGTAGCATATAATAAAAAATTTACACAAGAAGAAGCTAGGATGTGGTTTCAGGAATTTCAAGATATATCTGCAGAAGAATTTGGAAAAGCAATAGACCAAATAATCAAAACTAATAAGTTTACACCAAAAATAGCAGATATAAAAGCAAAAATAAGTGAGAATACATATAGATATTACTCAGAAGACCCACGAAGAAATTTATATAAAAATTTAGAATGGGGAGAATTTGTAGATTAAAGGAAGTGATAAACAAATGATTACAGCAGAAACAAGGCAAATGAGTTTTAATGACATACAAGATAAAACAAAAATAAGATATATACAAATCTTAAATAGATTAGACAAGCCTAAAACAGCAAAAGAATTAGCAGTAGAATTATTCGACTTAGGGTTTATACCAAGTACAGAAAGAAATTATACAGCACCAAGGCTAACAGAATTAGAAAAAATGGGATATGTAAAAGCAATAGATAAAAAGAAATGCGAATACACAGGCAAAACAGTAGCAGTATATGAAAGAACACAAACAGGATTTGAGGCAATAAATTATCAACATATTCCAAGAATAGATTAGGAGGTAATTATGATAGAAAAATGTAACAAATGTAATAGTAAAGAATTATTTGTAGAAATAAAAGGCAACAGAAGGGGATTATTTTGTGGCAAATGTGGTAGATGGCAAAAATGGATTACAAAACAAGAATTACAAATAGCAAAGTTTAAAGGTTTAAAAATTTTAGGAGGTAGTTATGATAATAGTAAAACAAAATAAAGAAGATATTGTAAATTTTTCTAGGGTAGCAGAAATAAAAATAATTGATTATGAAGCACAAAAGGAAGTCTTAGAAGATAAATTAGGAGATATATTTGCATCAATTTTAAAAGCAAATGTAGGAATAGATAATACGAAATTAAGCGGATACGCAATATATGCATATTTTGAAAAAGATAATTTTACCATATTAGGTAAATATAAAACAATGAAAAGAGCAAAAGAAGTATTACAAGATATTAGTTTAAGATATGAAGCAATAGAACTTTGTAAGAGAGAACACAGTATGTCAAACATTTTGGGTTATACATTTGCAGATTATACACCAATTTATGAAATGCCAGAGGAGTAAGTTATGAAATATAATTATCCACCGCTAGAACGGTAAATGTGTAAAATGTATAGGTTGTAACAGACTTGAAAACGATAACTTCAAAGGAATTTGGAGATGTGAAAATTACATAGAAAAGGAGCTAAAGAAAAGTGAACAAATACAGAAATAAAAAAGTAATAGTAGATGACTACATCTTTGATAGTATCCAAGAAAGTAGAAGATATAAAGAATTAAAACTATTAGAAAAAGTAGGAGAAATAAGTAATTTAGAATTACAACCAAGATTTTTATTACAAGATAGTTTTAAGAAAAATGGCAAAACATACAGAAAGATAGAATATATAGCAGATTTTCAATACATAGAAAACGGTAAAGCAATAGTAGAAGATGTAAAAGGAATGCAGACAGATGTATTCAAATTAAAACATAAAATATTTGAAAAAGTTTATCCAGATTTGGAATTAAGAATAATTAAATGAAAGGAACATAAGAGATGAAAGTAGATATATATAATACAGATAAAAAATACGACATAATATATGCAGACCCACCATGGGCATACTTGTGGGGGAAAGGTAAAAACGGAGGAAATTTTTGTCCAGAAAAGCATTATCAAACAATGTCAACAGAAGAGATTTGCGAGTTAGGAAAATACATAAAAACAATTAGAGAAAAAAATTGTGCATTATTCATATGGACAACAATGCCATGCTTGCCCGAAGTTTTTAAGGTGATTGAAGCATGGGGATTTAAATATAAGACATGTGCGTTTACGTGGGTAAAAACAAAAAAAGACGGACAGCCGCTTGCAGGAATGGGAAGTTATACAAAATCAAATGCAGAATTATGCTTACTGGCTATGCGAGGACATATAAAAAGTGTAGATAAAACAGTAAGACAAGTAGTCATGGAACAAAGACGAGGACATTCAGTAAAACCAGACGAGGTGATGAGAAGAATAGAAAAAATATTCGGAGAAGACACAAAGAAAATAGAATTGTTTGCAAGAAGAGAAGCAGAAGGCTGGGATTGTTGGGGAAACGAGGTGTAGAAAATGATAGAAGTAAACGAATATGTGAGAACTAAAAAAGGTGCTGTAGGTAAATTAATAGAAATAGATAAAAAAGCAACTGCTTATTATTTAGATTGCTTAAAGTGTGTATCATTAAAGAACATAGTAAAACACAGCAAACAACTAATTGATTTGATAGAAGTTGGAGATATAGTAAGAATAAGGACAGGTTTATATTCTAGTTTTATGGAATTTATAGACAACGAAGAATGTTTATTGATTTTAAAAGAACAGGTTAAGAAATTTTGGACGATAGAAGAAATACTAACAAAAGAGCAATACTTGACTAATTGCTATAAAGTAGGAGGAGAAGATGAGTGTTAAAAGAAAAGTAAAAAAGTTAAATAAGAAAATAGACAATTTACAAAAAGAATTACAAACTTGTCAATTATCTAATAGTAGATTAAGAAATAAGAATGATATGTTGAATATAGAATTAGAAGGACAAAAAGCAGTAATAGAAGAATTAGAAAACATACTTAAGTTTGCAATAACTAATCATATAGGAAATTTAAGAGGTGGAATGCGAATAGAAAGATACGGAATAGATAAAATGAAAAATCTAAAATTAAGTATAGATTATGAACCTCAATACAACAGTTACATAATTAGAGTTAATTATTAGGAGGAGAATAGATATGTTAGTACCAATAGTCGATATGAAAGAATTTGAAAAAGTTGGATTTAAAAAATGTAAAAAGCCTTATGATTGTTGTTATTATCTATGTTTTTCAAGAGGAGTACAATATATATTTTTAAGTCCTGTAATGATAGATATTAATAAATGGGAAGATACAGACCCAAGAATACACAAAAATGCTAATTGTAGATACAGTGATAGAAGAACAGCACAAGATTTTATGTGCGAATTAATATTAAATGGAATGGTAACATGTGAATATTTAGTTGAGAGGAGTAAATAAAATATGAAAATATATTGTGGTGGTAGAGCAAACGGAAAGACTATGAAAGCAATTCAATTGTCAGTAGAAAAACAAATGCCAATAATATGCTGGAGTTATGAACATAAAAAGCAAATAGAACAAACTGCTAAAAAAATGAATGCAAAATGGATAATACCAGAACCAATATTGGCAACAGAAGTAAGAAAAAAAGTAATAGGCAATAGAAGAGGTTTAATAGTTGATGATTTAGATATTCTTTTAAGAAAGATATTAGATGACAATGTTTACTATGCTACTATGGAAGATTGTAATATAGAAAAGTTAGAGAGGAGTAAATAATATATGAAAGTTAAAGAATTGATAGAAAAATTGAAATTAGAAGATGAGGATGCAGAAGTTATACTAAGTGCCGATGAGGAAGGAAATTATTATAGTCCACTTGAAGGAACATTAGGATTTGGCAAAGGTTATTACATTCCAAATAATACTTGGAGTGGAGAATTTTTAAATCAAGAATATATAAATGATGAAAATGAACTTGAAGGAGAAATATATGAAAATAACAAAGACATAGCACAAAAATGTATAGTTTTATTTCCAATAAATTAAGAGAGGAGTGATACATAGTGAAAACAGCTGATGAAATTAAAATAGAATTAAAAGATATAAAAAAATTACAACACCTATATATAGATATATTCTCAGAAGAAGATGAAGATTATCCTGATGGAAGGGTTATAAATAATAAAGAAAGAGCAGTACAAAGAATATTAGATAGAATAACGGATAAAAAATTTAATCAAATTGAAATTTGGAAAGTAATACAAATAAAAAGTTGGGATACAACAGATAACACATTCAAGCCAATTTGTGATAGATTAAGAAATCTAGGGTATGAGATTATAAATAATAATTAGGAGGTGTTTTAAGTGAAAGAAAATAGTATAGAAGAAACAATAAAACAATTAAAATTAATGTTAAAAGTTCGTAAAGAACAAAAAGAAATAATAGAATGTGCAGGCGGAAGTTGTATAAATTGTAATCCAGACATCAAGGCTTTAAGCGAAAGTATAGATATTTTATCAGATTATAAAAGAGTATTAAAAGAGAATGAAGAATTAAAAGATAGAATTAGAGAACATACAATGTTAATTTCTCCTTATTATGTAAAAGAAAATTATATTCCAGTCGAAAAAGTAAAAGACAAGATAGAAGAATTACAAAATGGTCCACTAAAAATAAATGAGAACAATAAATATTATTACGAAACAGAAGCATATAACAAGATAATTATTCAAGTTTTACAAGAATTACTAGAAGGGAGAAAATAAAATGAACGGAAATGATAATGGATTCATAAAAAATAGAAATAAAGAAAAACAAAGACAAAATAATGTAAAAGAATATCAAAGAAAGTTCTTAAATAAAAAAATGAAAAGAGGATAAATAATAAGAAAGTAGAGGAATTAAAATGGATGAATTAGGAGGATTTATAGTAGGTTTTATTGTAGCAACTATAGTTACAACACTTACTATTGCGTGGAATATGGTAGCATCTGAAAGAATTATAATGAAACCAATTAAAGATGAACACAAAAATGAAATTTTATATTATGTTGATATTTACACAAACAAAGAATATAAAATGGAAAATGATATTTTATATTATTACGAGGAGGACTAACATATGACAAAAGAACAAGCAATAGAAAAAATAAAATGGTCAATACATATAAACGAATTAACTAAAGACATAAATGGAAGTAATACTTCAATAAATGTAGAAGTATTAAAAACAGTTTTATCTATGCTAGAAGAAAAAGACAAACAAATAGATTTAATGTTAGAAAAATTTGCAGATATTGATTTTGATGATATGTGTTTAGATTGTGAATGTTGTGTAGGCAATGGTTGCATTAAAGAAGAAAGAGATTTATATGAGAACTGCATCAAACAATATTTTGAAAATAAAGCAAAAGAGGTGAAGTAATGGAAGGAAATAATCAAGAATATATAAGTGTAGTATTTGCTTTAAAAGCACCAAACGATTCTCGAAAAAGCACTATAAATACAATAGTTTTATTATTGAGAGATATAGTCGATATGGAAGAATGGCAGGAATGGGAAGACTTAGATACGCTTATATTAAATGATAGAATAGAACAAATCAAAAGAGAATTAGATAATCTTAAAATAGTTAAATAGAAGTTAATTAATAAATTATACTACATCTAAAGAGTTTCTAAAGAGAATCTAAAGAGGTGTAGTTTAAAAATATGAGTATATAAAAGAAAGAAGGTAAAAAACTATGAAATCTGAAAAAGGTATAATAGAAATATTTGTAATTGGAATTGTTATAATTTTATTTATAATACTATTTACAGCAATAGGAATAATGATAAAAGAAGAAAAAGATTATGGAGTAAAAGAAGGACAAGTTGTTGATAAAGATTATCGCTCAGCGTACACAACAATGATGAGTTGTGGAAAATTACTAATACCACAATATTATCCAGAAAGTTATAGAATACAGATTCAAAAAGAAATCAATGGAAAAATAAAGTCAATATGGGTAACCGTTGACAGAGATACATATCATAAAATAAATGTAGGAGATTATTATAACGGAATGGAGTGATACAAATGACAATAAATCATATATACAACATAGTAGTAAACACAATGAACAAATTAGAAAATATAGATTTTATAAGTTTAGACAAGAGAAAATATAATCAGCAACAATTGAATGAAGCATATAAAATTTTAGATAACTTTAAAGATGAATTAATAAGAGAAAATATTAAAAATAAACAGAAAGGGGCACAAAAGATATGACTAGAGAAGATTTAAAAAACTATAAATATAACCAAGAATGGATAAAAGGGAGATTAGAATACATAGAAGAGTATAAGACAAGTATAGTAAATATTACAGCTGTATTATCGGATATGCCAAAAGGAAGTAAAGAAGTCCAAGATAGTATGGCTGAAAAAGTAGCAATATTACTAGACAATATAAATGAATTACTAGAAAAGGTAGTAAAAGAACAGAAAATACAAAAGCAAATATTGAAACAATTAGATTACATAGAACAACCATATAGAACTATATTAGAAAAACATTATATAAATGGTGATAAACTTGTACAAGTTGCTTGTGATTTAAAATATAATTATGAATATACAAAAAAGGCAAATAGTATAGGGCTAAGAAAATTTGAAGAAATAAAAAATTTTCCCTAAAAGTTACTGAATGTCACCATAAAAATATGATATATATATAATCAGAGATAAAAGAAATGGTCTCACAAACAAATTAGTCTTTTTAAGAATAGATGTTTTAAATGTCTATTCTTTTTATTATGTTATTACCAGTATGCTAGGTAACTGATAATATAAATTGTTTGTTATGTTTGGTTGAATATGGCAGACCTCCTTTCGAATATTTTATTTTTTTATATAAACTTTTATAGAACTTTCCTAGCAAGTTCTAAGTGTTTATAAGTTGTATGCAATGATATAAAAAATGGTTCAACTCCTGAAAATTCTTATTTGTTCGGTAACAAATATACTCTTGAATGGTAAAAGAGGGCGACAGGAAAATCGCAGTGCATGTTGGTTCGAATCCAACTTTATATCATTGCATAGAGTTTATAAATAAAAGAAAAGAGGAAAAAATATGGAAATAAAAGTAAAAGACTTAAAAGATTTATCATTAAAAGAATTAAGTTGTATGAAAGTAAAGGAATCAGCAGTTGATAGAACAACTACTGATTGTAATAAAACTATTTCTTAGGAGTTATATCATAGTTTTGAGCAAGCCGAAAATAAAATAAAAGGAGATGTACATATGACTAATCAAGAAAGAATAGAAAAGTATAAAAAAGAGCATTGTTCAAAATGTAAAAATAAAAATAAGTTTGATTGTGAAATAAGAATATTCAAAAACAATGATACTATATGTACAAAGTGTATATATTATGAGCGACAAGATTAACTATGCAAATTGCATGAAAAGAAAATGTGAACAATGCAGATATTATGATTATTGTTTTAGATATAGACCGAAAAAGGAGAATAAGAATGAAATTCAAAATAAACAACAGAGAATGGAAAATAACAGAAGCATCACAACAAGCAATAAAAAATAAGCAAAATATAAGAAGAGCAAATGAAGAAGAAAATTTAAAATCAATAGATACAAGATATTATGGAATCACATATTGTGATGAACAAAAAATATACATAGATGAAGATTTGCCAAAAGATAGAAAGAAAGCAACATTAATTCATGAATTAGCACATTGCTATATAGACAATTATATAACACATTGTGATAAACAATACACAGAAGAAGATGTTGCAGACATAGTATCAAATTCTTATGATATTATTCATGAAATAGTAGAAATGTATTTAAAGGAGAAAATGTAAAATGTATTTAAAAGTAAAATCAAAAAAATTGAAAAATCTTAGTTTTAAAATATCCAAATCTAAAAATGATTTAGTAGTAAAAATATTAAATGCAAAAGGATATGAATGTGATAATTCACAAATAAGTCAAATAAAAGTAAATAGAAAATTAAATTCAGAACAGAAAAAGGTAATATTAGAAAACCAAAACGAAAAAGTATCAAAAATTGGAAGTTATTATGTATGGGAAGCAGATGTTATAGTAAAGATAGTAGACAAAGCAACAGGGAAAGAGGTGTAAGAATATGTGGAATATATTTTTAGGAATAATATTAAGTTGTGTAGGAGTAATAGCAATAGCATTTACTCTTTTTATTTTTGTTACAATAATAGATGTAATGATAAAACAATTTAAAAGAAAATAATTTTAATAAATTTTAATTAGGAAGGGGTGAACCAATGTTAAGCGAAAAACAAATGCAATGTATAAACTTAATGGTTATAGAAAATAAAACACAAAAACAAATAGCAAAAGAATTAAAAATAACAGAACAGACAATATGCAACTGGAAAAAAGATAAAGAATTTAAAAATGAAATAGAGAACAATATAAAAGAAAATTTTGGTTCACTTGCAGTAGAAGCACAAAAGGAATTAAAGAAATTGCTAAAATCAAATAATGAATATATAAAAATGCAAGCAGTAAAAGATATTCTTGATAGAGCAGGATATAAACCTACAGAAAGAATAAAGAATGAAGTTGAACCTTCTAAAAAGTTTGCAGATATTTGCAAGCAATTAGGTGGTGAAGGACTAAGTGAATAACGAAGAAAAAGACTTTGAATTATCTGAAAAATATATTGATTTTTGCAACACAACAGATAATGTTGATGTTGATGTATTAGAAGGAACAACAGCATCAGGAAAAACAACAATAGCAGCAGGAATAAAATTTATGGAAATGGTTTCAGCTTCTAACAAAAAAGAACATATAATTGCAGCCAGAACAACAGGAGTTGCAGAAAAAAACATAATAAATCAAGACAATGGAATTTTAGATATTCATAAAAATGCCACATACTTTGGAAATGGCGACAAAGACCATAAGTTTCCACATATAAAATTTGAAAACAAAATTATATATGTATTAAGTTATAAAAATAAAGACCAATGGGAAAATGCCTTAGGTGGCCAATATGGCTGTGTATACATAGATGAAGGGAATATAGCAGACATAGATTTTGTTAGAGAGATTTTAACAAGAAATGATTATTTATGTATAACATTAAATCCAGATGATCCAAACTTGCCTATTTATGATGAAGTAATAAATCATGCTAGACCATATAAAAAATATGCTAATGATGTACCTAATGAAATAATGAAAGAACTAAATAAAGTTGAGCCAAAGAAAAATTATAGATATTGGTTTTTTACTTTTTACGATAATAAAGGTTTGACAGAAGAAGAAATAGAAAAGAAAAAAACAGTAGCACCAATAGGAACAAAGTTATATAAAAACAAAATACAAGGACTAAGAGGAAAAGCAACAGGACTATGTTTTAATTTACAACCTAAAAACATAATAACAGTAGAAGAAGCTAAGAAAATGAAATTTAAATTATTTTCTATTGGTTGTGATACATCATACTCAAAAGAAAGTCACGACAAAGTAACTTTAGAAGGTGTAGGAATAACAACAGATAATAAATGTGTTTTATTGAAAGAAAGAACATTTAATAATAGAGATAGAACAATACCATTTGCACCATCAGATGTGGTTCAATGGATTGTTGAATTTATGGAAGAGTTCAAAAACGAATGGGGATTTGCAAGAACTTGTTTTATAGATAATGCAGACCAAGGAACAATAATGGAAGCAAATAAAGCAAAAAGGCAAAATGCTTTAGTATATAACTTTGAAAATGCATGGAAAAAGACAAAGATAATCACTAGAGTTCAACTACAAGAAAGTTGGTTGAATACTGGTGATTTTTTAATTGTTGAAACTTGCAAAGATTATATAGATGAATGCAATAAATATTCATTTGATGAAGATAACCAACCTGAGGATGGCAATGACCACTCAATAAATGGTTGTCAATATGCTTGGTTACCACATAAAAAGAAAATTGGTAATTGGGAAGTAATAAAGAAATTGATAAAAGATGAGGAGGAATAATATATGAGCACAAGAAGCACATTATTTCAAACACCAACAATTGAGATAGATCAAAGTAGATATGAAGAATTAATACAAGAGGAATTAAAATATAAACAATATAAAGAACAAGCGACAACAGAAGTAATTAAGATTATAGAAGGTCAAGATAGTGAAAAAGCAACAGATGAAAGTGAGAAAATAACAGTGAACAAACATATATATAAGAAAAAAGCAACAGAAGTAGAAGCATTTGAATTAAGAAGAGGAATTTTGCCAAGCTGGTTTACAAGTAGCAAACAAATAGAACAAATTAGTTTTAGTGATACAGAAGGTTTAGAAATAAAAATAAAAACATACTTAGGGTATGAGATAGCACGTGAGGGTGATTTTATAATAAAAGAAAATAATTATATATATGCTTGTCCGAAGACATTATTTAAAGAAACATATAAGAAAGTAGAGGAATAATATGGGAACAGTCAATGACAAAATAAAAAATGTAATCCGAAACTGGTTAGAAATACAACCAAGTGTGGGAGACACAATAACGATACAAGAAACAAATACATTTGAAGGTAACTGTTTTAGAAACCTATTGTGGTATAGAGGAGATGCATCAGAGTTACATCAATATTATACACAGACAGATGACTTGATGGGAAATGCTAAGTTTTGGGCTGCTGAAAGTACTACTGGTATAAATATTAGGAAAATACATACTGGGTTACCTGCTATGATAGTTGATATGTTAGCGGATATAATAGTTGATAGTTTTAATAAAATAGAAATTAAAGGAAACAACGAAGCACAAACAAATTGGGAAGAAATAGCAAAAGAAAATGACTTCAAAGAAACATTAAAACAAGCAATAATAGATGTATTTGTACAATGTGACGGTGCATTTAAAATAAGTTATGATACAGATATAAGTAAATATCCAATAATAGAGTTTTATTCTGGACAAGATGTTGATTATGAATATACAAGAGGAAGAATAACAGGAATAAACTTTAAAAATAAATATCCTAAAAAAGATGCTTGTTATACTCTTTTTGAAAAATATTCTAAAGATGGAATAAAATACGAATTATACAAAAATGACCAGCCAATGAAAGATTACAATTCTATTCCAGAAACAGCAGACTTGAAAGAACCAACAGATACTAAATTTATGATGGCTGTACCTATGATGTTTAATAAATCAAAAAAATATAAAGGTAGAGGCCAAAGTATATTAGAAAAGAAATTAGATGCTTTTGATAGTTTTGATGAAGTATGGAGTAAATGGATAGATGCATTAAGAGATAACAGAACAATAACATATATTCCAGAAGATTTAATACCAACAAATGAAAATGGGGATTTATTAAAACCTAACACATTTGATAATAGATATGCTAAAGTAGGAAGTACAACATCAGAAACAGAAAGTAGTAAAATTACAAGAGAAAAAGGAGACTTTGATTATGAAGGAATGCTACAGTCATATATAACAGCATTAGATTTGTGTTTACAAGGTTTAATAAGTCCATCAACATTAGGAATAGATGTAAAAAAATTAGATAATGCAGATGCACAAAGAGAAAAAGAAAAAGCAACACAATATACAAGAGGAAAAGTAATAGATGTATTGGAAAAGGTTATTCCTAAGTTAGTTGAAATATGTTTAAAAACATATGATAAAGCACAGAAAAAAACAGCAGGTAAATATGAAGCAACGGTAGATTTTAAAGAATATGCTAATCCAAGTTTTGAAGCAACAGTAGAAACAGTTTCAAAGGCCAGACCAGGGCAAAATGTAATGAGCATTGAAAAGACTGTAGATACAATGTATGGAGATAGTTTAACTAAAGCAGAAAAAGAACAAGAAGTAAAAAGATTAAAAGAAGAAGCAGGAATAATTGAAAAAGAAGAACCTAATATAATGGAACCATTAGAGTAGGTGATTAAATGCAAAATGAATATGATATAAAAAAAGTAATGGAAGAAATTGAATTACAATTAATTACTTCTATGAAAAGAACATTATGGAGTCATAAAGAAGATGAAAAAGCAAAAGGATTTGACTGGCCACAATGGCAAGCGCTTAAATTAAAACAATTTGAAGATTATAAAAAGGCAAATAAAGAAATATTTAACAACAACACAAAAGTGTTAAATAGATATTTATATAAACATATAAAGAAACAATTCAAAGAAGGCGCAGGAAGAACAAATAAACAGGCAATACAGTCAGGAATTATAAAAAAAGAAGATTTACAATTAGGTGAATCTTTTTTTGGATTAAATCATAGAAAACTAGATGCACTAATAAAAAGCACAAAAAATGACATGAAAGATGTAAAATATGCAACATTAAGAATGGCAAATGACCAATACAGACAAATAATATATAAAGCACAAGTATTTGCTAATACAGGGGCTGGAACAATAAAACAAGCAATTGATATGGCTAGTAAAGATTTTTTAACAAGAGGTTTTAATTGCATTGAATATAGTAATGGTTCAAGGCATAATATTGCTGATTACTGTGATATGGCTATTAGAACGGCAAACAAAAGAGCTAATCTAATGGGCGAAGGTGAAATGCGTAAAAAATTAGGCAACTCATTAGTATATGTATCAAAACATGGCGGTGCCTGTGATAAGTGTACACCATGGGAGGGAAGAGTATATATAGATGATGTATGGTCAGGAGGAACAGAAAAAGATGGGAAATACCCATTGTTAAGTACAGCAATAGCAGGTGGTTTATTTCATCCAAGATGCCATCATGGAGTTAATACATATTACGAAGGAATAAATAACGAACCAAAAGATGTAACAAAAGCAAAACATAGTCATGATAAAGAAGATAAATATGCTCAATATTTGCAACAAAAACAAAAGCAATATGAAAGATTGGTAGCAGGAAGTTTATTACCTGAAAACGTATTAAATTACCAAAATAAAGCCAAAGAATTGCAAAATCAAATAGAAAGTAGTAAAATAGGTTTATCAAATGATGAACAATATGCAATAAACCAATACATCAGTTCAGAAAGTTATAAAATAAATGAACTATTAAGAAATAATCTTAAACTAGATAATATTCAACAAAATATAGTTAATAATTTAGATAAAGCATTAAATAAATGTAGAAATTATAATGGGAATATAGTTAGGGTTTTAGATATAACAGATAAGAAAGAATTAGAAAGATTTATACATATGAACGTGCTTAATAAGCCAATAATGTTTAATGAATATTTATCTTTTTCAAGTAAATCAAAATATAATGAAAATGCCAATGTGGTAATATATACAGTATCAAACAAAGCAAAAGATTTAAGAAACTTTAATCCAGACGAATCTGAAATATTATATCCAAGAAATAGTAGGTTTATTGTTGAAAATATAAAGAAAATAAATGGTAAATATTATTTATTATGGAGGGAAATTTAATGAAAAATCCTAGATGGATAAATGAGATACCTAAACCAATACCAATAAATGAAAAAATTGAAATAACAGAAGAAATGAAAAAAGAGGCAGAAGAGTTTTCAAAAGCAGTTGAGACTGGTAAAATCGATGAATGGTTTAATAAAAAATAAAATTTTATATTATTCGACAAAATTCGACAACATTCAGTATAATAAAGTGGTATACTTTTTTTAGATATAATAAAAGGAGGAAGTGTTATGGAAATAACTGAAACAAAAACAAAATTCTGTAAACATTGTGGTGAAAAAATACCAGAAGATGCAGTAATATGTACAAAATGTGGCAGACAAGTTGAACAAATTAGTTCATCAAATCCTAACATAGTAATTAATAACACAAATACTAATACTAACAGTAATATAAATCATTGTGCTACTGGAAAACCTAAAAACAAGTGGATTTCATTAGCGTTGTGTATATTTACCGTATGTGGGCATAAATTTTATGAAGGAAAAATTGGAATGGGAATAATATATTTATTTACAGTAGGATTATTTGGAATAGGCTGGTTTATAGATATAATATCACTATTATTTAAACCAAATCCATATTATGTTTAATAATTAATTAAAGATAACACTTACAGAAATGTAGGTGTTTTTTTATATGCAAGTTTAGTGTAACGGTAGCACAACAGTCTCCAAAACTGTTTGTAGTGGTTCAAATCCATTAACTTGTGCCATTTTTAGAATTAGAGCTTTAAAAAGGCTCTTTTTTTATTGCAAAAATTATGGTCGACGGACCTTAAACGGGGGAGGTTCCAATATGGAAGACGAAAAAAAAGAAAATGTAGATACTCAAACTACAACAGATAATGCTCAAAAAGAGCAAAAAACTGAAAACAAAAATGAGGGTGAGAAAACTAAAAAACAAGTAGCACAAAAAGGTGATGATGGTTCAATAGTTTTCAAAAATCAAGATGAGTTAGATGGATTTATCAGAAGAATGTATGCCAAAGGTGCTGAAAAAGCAGAACAAGGTGAAACTTCTAAACAAGTTCAAGACACTCAAAACAAACAAGAAGACAAAGGGCAAGAAGAACAAAAAGAGACTGTTCAAACAGACTATACTGACAAAATAGCACTTGCTATGGCCAAAGCAGGGGTTGATGTTAAGAAAGTTGAAAGAGCAGCAAGATTAGTTGATATGTCAAAAGTTCTAGAAAACGGTGTATTAGATGCTAAGAAACTAGAAGATGAAATCAACGCAGTAATTTCTGAATTTCCTGAGTTAAAAATAGCAAAGGAAGAAGAAAAAGAAGAAAAAGGATTTAAATTCGGAGCAACACAAAGTAACTCTGATGAAAGTCAAAAAAACAAAAAGCCTGTAGCCACAAAAAGATGGAACAGGTTTAATTCATTTTAGGAGGTAATTAATTATGGCAAATTCATTGAATTATGCAGAGGTTTGGCTTCCAGACCTATTAGAAATAATGGAGCAAGATAGTTTAACATCACCATTTATAACATCAAATGTTAAATGGGTAGGTGCTAAAACATTTCATTTTACACAAATGAAGACAAGTGGTTATAAATCACACAATAGAAATGGTGGATGGAATAAAGGTAGTTATGAACAAAATGATGTACCTTATACAGTTACACATGATAGAGATATTTCATTCTTAATAGATGTAGCAGACGTTGATGAAACAAATCAAACAGCATCAATAAAAAATATATCTAAAACATTCCATAAAACTCAACAAGTACCAGAAATAGATGCATATTTCTTCTCGAAAGTAGCTAGCGAAGCACAAAAATTAACAGGATATCACAGTTCTACAGCTGAATCAGACTGGACAAAAGCAAATGTTTTTGGAAAATTAAAAGGTATGCTTAGTGCTGGAAAATTAAGAAGATATGTAAAAAACGGTTCATTAATCTGTTATGTTAGAAGCTTCATAATGGATTTATTAGAACAATCTACAGATTTCACAAGAAAAATAGAAATGACGCAAATAGCAGAAGGTGGAATTGGTATAGAAACTAGAATTACAGACATCGATGGTGTAACTATTATGGAAGTTATAGATGATGAAAGATTTTATGACAAATTTGATTTTACAGATGGATTTGAACCAGTTGAAAAAGTAACTGCTGATCCAGGTAAAGGAATAGAAGCTGTAACAGGTTCTCATAAAATAAATGTTTTAATTGCATCTCTTGAAACTGTAAAAACAGTTCCAAAGATATCTAACATATATTATTTTACACCAGGTTCACATACGGAAGGTGATGGATATTTATATCAAGATCACTCATTATCTGATACATTTGTTTTTCCAAACGGAAAAGATAATAAAATTGATAGTATATATGTTGATGTTGATACAACTGAATATGCTGGAGAATAGGAGGTCACAATGTCTAAAATAAGAGTCGAAAAAGGTAATGCACTATTACTTATTGAAGAAGAAGAATTAGCACAATATGAAGCTAGAGGATATTCAAAATTAGGAGCTACTAAAAAAGTAGCTTCTAAAGATTTAGAAAAAGAATTAAAGAAAATTGCAAAAGTTAATGAGGAACTAACAGACAAAATAACAAAAGTTGAAGAAGAAAAGACAGAGTTAACAAAAGTTAATGAGGAACTAACAGCCAAAATAACAAAAGCTGAAGAAGAAAAGACAGAGTTAACAAAAGTTAATGAGGAACTAACAGCCAAAATAACAAAAGCTGAAGAAGAAAAGACAGAGTTAACAAAAGTTAATGAGGAACTAACAGCCAAAATTGCAGAATTAGAAAAGAAAGTAAAATAAGAGGAGTTGCAAATGATAAATGTTTATGCGACAAAAGAGGATTACTCAAAATATGGTTCTAAAGTATTAGAAGATGAAGAAATAGAAAAATATTTAGAGTTAGCCTCAATAGATATTAACAGAGCTACATTAACAAGAATTGAAAGAAGAGGATTTGATAATTTAACAACACAACAAAAAGATTTAATAATCAAAGCAACTTGCTTGCAAGCTGAATATATAAAAGAAGAAGGATTATATGATGATAATAGTATATCTAGTTATTCTATAGGTGGGGACTTAACAGTAAATGAAAAGGAATCACAAGATATGGCAGATAAACTAAATATATCAAAATTAGCCTTTTTCTATTTAAAAAGAACAGGATTAACAAATAGGATTATATGATAAAAAGGTTAAATCCAAAGCACTTGGAAAGATTATTAAATAATAAATGTGATGTAGTTATATATCAAGAAGGCTTATCAGAAGATGGTGAGCCTTTAACTTCTTTGAATTTAGAAAAACAAAAATGTAGATTTGTTGAAACAACTAAAGTTATAATTAGTCCAGATGGAAGAAAGATTCAACTTGTGGGAAAAGTAATATTACTTGGAGATATAGCACCAACTATAAAGAAAATAGGTGGTGGACAAGTAATAATAAATGATATAGAATATGAAATTTATCAAGCAAGTAGACCTAGAAATCCAGATGGAACTGTTCATCATACAACATTGGAGTTGGTTTAATATGAAAATAACATATAATACTAAAAATATAAATGAATTATTAGAAAATGCAAGATTAGCATTAATAGATACTGCAGAAGCGGTAAAAACAGATTTAATTCAAAGTCAAACAATGCCATTTGATACTGGTACAATGCAAAATGATAGCACTTTTGTAGATGATAAAAAAGTTATAAAAGGTGTCGCTAGAATAGTTGTAGATACAGTATATGCAAGAAAGGTATATTTCGACCCAGAAATACATATAAAACAAGGTAAAAATCCTAATGCAAAACAGTATTATTTTGATGATTATATTAGTGGAAGCAAGAAAGATTTACCAATAAAATATTTTAAACAAATGTTAAAAAGGAGAAATGGATAATGATAGCAAGAATTAGTATATCTGAAATAAGAGATTATTTTAAAAATATAATACCAGAATGTAATAAATGGTCAATAGGGCAAATGGATGAAAATCAAGATAAAGCAATTGCTTTGTATGCTAATCGTAGACAATTAGAAGATAATTCTAAATATAAAAAGTTAAAAAGTTATGGAATATTACCAGTTACATTACTGTTAAGATGGACTAAAAATTATAGTATGGCTGAAACAATGGCCAATAAGATTTATGAACTATTAGACTGTAGTTCTTTTTTTATTGATGATTATAATTGCTCAATTGAGTGTTTATATAATGGACCTATTGATTTAGGTGCAGATGAAAACAATATTTACAAGTTTTCAATAGAATTAAATTTATTATATAGAAAGGGTGAAAAATAATGGCAACTAAAACAGGAGTATATCCAGTATATGAAAACCAATTTCAAGTTGGAGCAACTAAAGAAGCATTAACAGATATAGCAGATATGGAAAGTTTCTCAGTCAAATTAGATAATGGAGTAGAAGAATGGAATCCATTAGACCAAAAAGGATGGGTTAGAAGATTAATGACTTCTAAATCTGTTACTATTTCAATTTCTGGAAAAAGAAATTTTGGAGATACTGGAAACGATTATGTAGCAGGATTAGCACTAAAAAATGGAAGAGAAGTTGAAGGGTGTTTACAATGGACATTTCCAAATGGTGCAAAATTAATATTTGAAAATGCAATATTTAACATAACAAACTGGGGAGCAGGAAAATCAACAGAAGTTATTCCGTTAGAATTTGATGTGATGTCAAATGGAAAACCAACATACACAGAAGCATCACCACAAAGTGTTGAAACCACACAAGCGGTAAAAAAATAAGATATTAAAAAGTAAGAGGCCTTTAAAGGTCTCTTATAAATATATTTAGGAGGAATTAAAAATGGCAAATTTAGATATAAGTTCAAAATTAGGACATGAAAAACAAGAAATAACAATTGCGGAAGGAAAAACATATGAAGTCAACTGTTCTGCAATTACAATGTTAAAAGTTGAAGATATGTTTAAAAAAGGGGAAGTTTTAAAAGCATTGGAAGCACTTTTAGGTGAAAAAATATTAAAGGATATAGAAGAAATGAAACTAACTGTAAAAGAAATGAAAATTATTATACTTGCTGCATCAGCACAAGTAAATGAAGTTTCTTATGAGGAAATGGAAAAACGATTTCAAGACAAGTAATGAAACAGAATTATGGTATGATATGGAAGAAGACTGGCCTTTGATTGAGGCTAGTTTAGCAAAACAATATGGAATAAGAATAAGAAAAGAAATAGACACAATGGATTATGCAGAATTGTGTAATCTTATATCTGGCTTAATGTCAGATACACCACTTCGGAAATATTGTTCAAATCCGTAGTGAAGACGACGAAGAGATGTTAAAGAATTTTACACAAGAACAAAAAAATATAAGATGGAAATATAGAAATAAATTAGCAAAGAAAATGAGTAAAGAAGATTATGAAAAAGTTATTACAGAATTTCAAAAAGCATTTAAGGAAATGGCTGGTGATAACAAATGATAGAAGTAAGATGCCCAAACTGTAATCAACTTTTGTTAAAAGTTGAACAATGTAAGGGCGAAATAAAATGTATACGATGTAAGAAAACAATTAAAATTAATATAGATGAAAAAGACAGAGTGAGCAACACAACCATTAGTGGTGAGTAGTTAGCCAATACCTGCTTTTATCCTAAAAAAGAAGGGAGGAGTAGGTATGAGCACGAATGTGGGCTCTGTTGACTTTGAATTATTGCTAAATTCAAATCCATTTAACAAAGGACTAAAGAATGCAACAAATACAATAAAAAGTTCAGGAATAGAGAACTCATTAAAGAAAATTGGTAAATTAGCAGTAGCAGCATTCTCTGTTAAAGCAATAGTAAATTTTGGTAAAGAATGTATTGACTTAGGTTCTGATTTAACAGAAGTGCAGAATGTTGTTGATGTTACTTTTGGAAGTTTAAATACAGAAGTAAATAGATTTGCTGAAAATGCAATAACTCAATTTGGTTTAGGACAAACAGTAACTAAAAAATATGTTGGTACATTTGGAGCAATGGCAAAAGCATTTAACTTTTCTAATAAAGAAGCGCTAGCAATGTCAGAAACTTTAACAGGACTTACAGGTGATGTTGCTTCTTTTTACAATTTATCAAGTGATGAAGCATATACAAAATTAAAATCAGTATTTACTGGTGAAACAGAAACATTAAAAGATTTAGGTGTTGTAATGACACAAAATGCACTCGATCAATATGCATTGGCAAATGGTTATGGAAAAACAACGTCTAAAATGTCTGAACAGGAAAAAGTGGCTTTAAGATATAAATTTGTATTAGATAAATTGAATATAGCAAATGGAGATTTTGCAAGGACAAGTGATAGTTGGGCAAACCAAACAAGGGTATTAGGCTTAAGATTTAATGAACTAAAGGCAACTTTAGGACAAGGATTTATTAACATATTTACACCGATAGTAAAAGGAATAAATATGGTACTTTCTAAACTTCAAGTGTTAGCAAATGCTTTTAAATCATTTACAGAAATGATATTTGGAAATGCTGGCGGAGATGATAGCACAAGTAATGTTTCAAACTTAGCGTCCGATGCATCAAAAGCGAGTGACGCTGTGAGTGGAATTGGAGATAGTGCCAAAAAATCTGCTAAAGATCTAAAAAGTTTGGCTTCATTTGATACTGCACAAATATTAAAGAAAGATGATAGTGATAGTTCTTCAAGTGGAAGTGGTTCAGGAGGAATTGATACATCAGGATTAGGCGATTTAACAAATTCTGCAATGCAACAAGCAAATGCGCAGATGGATAATTTTATAAAAAAATCAAAAGAATTATTTTCAATATTCAAAGAAGGGTTTGATGATGCTTTTGAAAATACAAATTTTGATGGAATAATAGATTCATGTGAAAGAATAAAAACAGCATTAACGGAAATTTTTACAGACTCAGATATAAATGAATATGCGGCAGAATGGGTAGACACAGTTTTATATAATATGGGGAGAATTACTGGAAGTGTTGCAAGCATCGGAGTTACTATTGCTGATAATTTATTGGGTGGATTTGCAAATTTTTTAGAACAGAATGAAGAAGATATACAAGAACATATTATGAATATATTTAGTATTTCATCAGAAAGTTGGGACTTACTAGGAGATATTTCAGAAACGTTTGCTGATATTTTTGCCGTGTTTAGAGGACCAGAAGCAAAGCAATGCACTGCAGATATAATTGCTATATTTACTGATGGAATATTAGGAGTATATGAAATAGTTGGAAAATTTACAAATGATATTTTGTATATTATATCGCAACCTTTTATAGAAAATAAAGATTTAATTAAAAATGCATTAGAAGGATTACTACAGCCAATTTCTAGTGTATTAGAAACTATAAAACAAGGGATACAAGATACTTTCTCAAAATTCTGGGAGGTATATGATACTTATATTAGACCAGCAGTAGAAAACATTAAAGATGGTTTTTCAAGTATTTTGGAAACAATTTTGAATGTTTGGAACGAAAATATAAAACCAATTTTAGATGAATGGGCATCTAGATTTGATTTATTATGGAAAGAACACTTACAACCAATGGTTAATAATTTTCTTGAATTTTTTGGAAAATTAATAAATGGAATATCAACACTATGGAATACATGGTTGGTTCCTATAATTAACTGGATAGTTGCAAATGTAATACCAGTATTGAGCCCTATTTTTGAAACAATCGGAAATTTATTTATGGATGTTTTTGGAGTTATTTCAGACATTTTAAATGGAGTTTGGCAAGTATTAGGAGGATTGATTGATTTTATTGTTGGTGTTTTTACTGGCGACTGGGAAAAGGCATGGAATGGAATTGAATCAATTTTTTCTGGTATATGGACAATGATTAAAGGCATTTTAGAAGGAATTTGGAATGCTATAAAAGATATTATAAAAGGTGCAATTGATTATGTTAAAAACTATATAAATATGGTTATGAGTGGCATAAAAAGTATATGGGAAAATATATGGAATGGAATAAAATCTTTTGCTTCTAATATATGGAATGGAATAAAAGGAATATTTTCAGGAGTAGGGAGTTGGTTTTCAAATATATTTCAACAAGCATATAACGGAATTACAAGAGTATTTAGTAATATTGGTAATTTCTTTAGTGGAATATGGCAAAGAATAAAAAATACATTTTCTAATTTAGGAACGAGTATAGGAAATGCCATCTCTAATGCCGTAAAATCAGGAATTAATGGAGTTATATCTTTAATTGAAAGAACAATAAATAGAGCAATTTCATCAATTAATGGTGGTATAGACTTAATAAACTTAATTCCTGGAGTAAGTGTAAGGAAGATAGGAAGTCTAAATTTACCTAGACTAGCGCAAGGTGGTTATGTAAAAGCAAACACACCTCAGTTGGCTATGATAGGTGATAACAGACATCAAGGCGAGGTTGTTGCACCAGAGGACAAATTAATGTCATTATATAAGAAGGCTAATCAAGAAATGGGATTAGGAAATAATGAAAAAGTTATAGAATTACTTGAAAAAATAATACAAATTCTAATTAATTTAAGTCTTGATTTTAATTTATATATTGATGGATATGAGTTAAATAAAAGACTTGAAAAAATTAAAAATAAAAATAGATTTGCAACGAATGGAGGCTAAATATGTATGAACCAAAATTAATAGTAAATAATATTCAAGTACCAGGAATTATAGAATTAATTCCTGGACCAGAGCCTCTATGGGGTGATGGAACTGGAAGAAATACATTAGATGGACATTATAGTGGTACTTTTATTGGATATTTTACAACTTTAGAAATAAAGTTTGGAATAGTATCAGATGAAGAATATAATTTAATAAAAAAATTACTTGAACATCCTTTTTTAGAGGATGTTCAATTTTCATTAGAAAAGGATATGAACAATTATAAACAAGGTGATTTATTTTCAGAAGATTTTTACAATGGTCAGGCAATAAAAAGTAGTCCACTTGCGTGTGGTGGTTATTGGAATGAATTTTCAGTAATGTTGACTGCAATAGATAGGAGGCCACAATTAACATGAGTGTAAGTAATGAATTTAAGAACATAACGAAAAAGATAAAACAACAAAATATAAAATTAAGTATATGTGATGGTGAATTAACAGTTAAAGAAATACATATGATGCCAACCCATATTTTTAATGCATTGCCAGTTTGGAAATTAAGAAAACAGAAAGTAATAATAGCAAAAGAATTAAAATATAGTTTTAATGGTCAATTGTTTAAAACAATAATGAAACAAGTTGAAATTACTGTAAAAAATGCAAATGAAATAAAGGACAAAGATATTAATTTTCAATATGGATTATTTATTAATAACAAATTTGAATATATAGATTTGGGAAATTATTTTATAAAAGATGTCGAAGATAGCAAGAAAAAAGATGAAATAACAGTAACAGGATATGACAGAATGATTAGATTTATGAAAACGTTTAAACAGTCAGAATTGCAATTAATATATCCTTGCAAAATGTTAAAATTGGTACAAAAAATGTGTGAAGTCTGTGGAGTAGAATTATATTCCACAGACTTTTATAATGCTGATTTAGATGTTGAAGAAGATTTTTTCACAGCACAGGAACTAACATATAGAGATGTTTTAGAAAAAATAGCACAGGCAACATTGACAACCGCATTTATAGAAGATAATAAATTAAATTTATATAAAGTAAGTAATGATGCTATAGAAAAAATAGACAAATCTTATTTGACAGATTTAACAATAAAAGAAAAATTTGGACCTGCAAATGCACTGGTTTTAGGTCGTGGAGATGTAGAAGACAATATTGAAGAAACAGACAAAAAGAGCATAGAACAAAATGGAAGATGTGAAATTAGATTTGATGAAAATGAATTTATTGAATTTCAAAGGGAAAAAGTTATTAAAGGAATGTTTGAACAGATAAAGGGACTTGAATATTATTCTTTTGAGGCTTCTGATGTTGGTGTAATGTGGTTAAAACCATGTGCATGTATAGAATTAGGAGATAAAGAAGATAGTTTATATAAGTCTTATTATTTGAAAGCAAATATAACAATTAATACTGGAATATCAAGTGATATAGAAGCAGAATTACCAGACGAGACAAATACAGAATATAAGGTTACAACAAAAGAAGAAAAGAAGACTTTAAAAGTTGAAAGACTGGCAAAAAAAAATGAAGGAAAAATACAAGACTTAGTTGAAGAAACAACTGAAAATTCTAAAAAAATAACAAAGTATGAACAAGATATAAACGGAATAACTCAAAGTGTAAGTGAAGTAAAAACAGAAGTAAAAACAGTAGATGGTAAGGCTGATAAAGCACAAACTACAGCAGATACTGCGAAAAGCACGGCGGAGACTGCAAAAAGTACAGCTGATAGCACAAATAAAAATTTAAGTAATAATTATTATACAAAAACACAAACAGAAAATAAAATAACTCAAACAGCAGAAAGTACAATAAGTGAAGTAAGTAAAACATATTCAACAAAAACAGAAACATCAAATGCTAAACAAGAAGCAATAAACAGTGCAAATTCTAATACAGATGACAAGTTAAAAGGTTATACAGAAACAAGTAAACTTGGCACGGCAATAGAACAAAACTATGAACATGTAAAAGTTGCTTGGAATCAAATATCAGATTTTATTCAAATGATGATAATAAACAATAATGCAAGTTTGGCAATATTGGACAAAGACAAAAAGGTAATGATGGCATTGGATAAGACGGGACAACATTTTTACAAAGAAGATGGAACTGAATTTGGAGAAATGGGTGTAAATGCAATTGATAATCAAAATTATATAAGTTTTGGGGTATCAGGAGAATATGATAAAGAAATATCTGATGGTATGGCT